TGCAACCCCGAAAACTAATAGACAAGAAAATAAAGTTCGATGAAAATATAAAAGGCTTTCATCACTATGATCTAAAGTTTTCTATTGATTGTTTTCAAGCAGGTCTTATATTAGGTACCATACCTGTGCATGCTATACATGCATCTCCAGGCTTACAGAGCTTTAGCAAAGAGTATCTAGAGTCAGAAGAATATTTTTACAAAGAATTAAAAAAACTATATGTCCAAAAATAATCTTAAAGAAGATTTCGATTTCGTAGAAAAATTAATTATGAAGAACTGCTTAGAAAATGAGCAGTTTCTTTCTATAGTAATACCGTACCTTAACAACGATCTTTTTGCTGATAAACATAATAAAAAGATTATTGAACTATTACAAAAGTATTTTGCTAAGTATGGTAGAAAACCCACATCTACTGAACTAGGAGTGTTTCTTAATAGTGAGAAATTAAAAGAAGCATATGTTAGTGTACAAAGAAATATTGGTACTATAACTGAAGATATTGATTATAATACCCTTTTAGATCATACAGAAAGATTCTTAAAGCTACAAGGATTTCAAAATACCCTTCTGAGTATAGCAGAGAATTGGGAGTCAGTAACCGATAAAGAAGACTTAATTTCTTTCTATAACAATGTAGAGAAGATTATTGGTTATAGCTTGAGAAGTAGCGAGGGTCATAATTACTTCGATGATCTTGAGAAGCATATTGATGATCTTCTAACTGAAACTAATCATATCAGTACTGGGTTGGATTGGGTAGATAGATTATTAAATGGTGGCTTCTTACAAGAAGGTCGCGCTATGTATATCTTCGCTGGTGAAACTAATGTTGGTAAGTCTATCTTTCTTCATAATATGGCAGTTAATATTATGAAACAGAATAAGAAAGTCTTATTGTTTAGTCTTGAGATGTCTGAGCAAATGTACAATATTCGTATAACTTCAACCATAGCTCAACTGGATAATAAGACTCTTAAAAACAACGTAGAAGATATTAAGAAAGGAGTCCTTAATTTTAGAATGATGAGACCAGATGCTGGACTTATCGTAAAAGAGTATCCACCTAATAGTGTTACTCCTGCGGTACTTAAGACTTATACTAAACAGATTATTTCTACTAAGAAATTCAAACCCGATGCTATTGTTGTTGATTATCTCAATCTACTAACATCCGATGGTAATAACTCTTATGAAAAGATTAAAAACATAAGCGAGCAACTTAGAGCTTTATCATATGAGTTTCAATGTCCAGTTATTACCGCTACTCAGTTAAATAGAAGTGGTTATAGTGGCGCTGGATCATCTACCCAAGCTCAGGTATATGATCAACGCGGACCTGGTATGTCATCTGTTAGTGAGAGTTACGGTACAGGTGCAACTGCTGATGCAGTGTTTGGTTTGTTTCGTACTGATCAAGATAAAGAAGATAACGCTATTCATCTTAATATTATGAAAAATAGGTTTGGTAATAATAACGGGGTTACTAGACTTGGTGTAGACTACAGAACAATGACAGTATTTGAGGATGAAGCTCTTAACGAAAATGATGAGGTTAGTGACATAGAAGTTTCTGCTGGAGAATATGGCGAGAGAGAATAAATAAAGTAGCATGAATCGTTGTGTTATATTTACCGATTTTGATCTCGATGGGGTTGGATCATACTTAGCATTTAAGTGGTTAACAGGCATTACTGATGAAGATGTAATCCCGCTTAAAGTTAGTAACTTAAGGGAAAAGATTTTAAGTTGGCTCAATTATAATACGTTTGAGAGTTTTGATAAAGTATACTTTTTTGATCTTGATACCACCGCTATAGGGGACTTGATCGATAAACCAAATGTAAGGATATTTGATCATCATGAAACTCATACATATGAATATAAGCAAGCTAAAGCAGAAGTTCTCGTTACTACATCATGCACAAAGCTAATCTATAATAGACTTAAAGAGAAGGGTAATAATCTAAATAACAAACAACTTGAATTACTCGCTTTAGTAGATGATTATGATAGCTATACCTTGAAATACGAGAATAGTTACAATCTTAATATTTTATTTTGGTATTATAATTCTAATCGATTACCTTACTTCGCTGAGAGATTTAAAGATGGTTTCGATGGCTTTACTGGTCCTGAGCTCAATCTTATCAAATCATATGTTCGTAAGTTTAAGAAATATTATAACGATCTAAGATTATATTACGCTGAGATACCTATTAAAGACAAGACATATAAGTTTATAAGTGCCTTTGCTGATAAACATATTAACGATATTGCGCATTATATTCTCCAAGAGAACAAAGATAAGTGTGATGTAGTAATGCTTATTAACTCAGGTAATAAGAGAGTATATTTAAGACGACAAAGAGAGTCAGATATGAATCTCGGAAAGTTTGCTGAAAAGGTATGTGACGGTGGGGGTCATAAGTATGCTGCTGGTGGTACTTTAACTGAAACTGTAAAACTCTTAAGTAAGGACTTTCAACCGCTATGATAGATCCTTTCACAATTTTAGAGAGAAAAGACAATGATCATAAATTCTTATGTCTATGTTCTTACGTTTCTATTTGTGAGAATAAAAAGATGAATTTAGCTAATGTCTTATTACTAGCGCTGAAAGAAAAACAATACAAGTGGCTTTTCATTAACATACTAGATATAGAAAATGAGTATGAGCTGGTTAAAATGTTCTTGCAATATGACCCGTTTTTGTATAAAAGTAAATATATAACTAAATTCTTTAAAACTTATAATAAGTATAAAAAATGAGCGTCTCTGCGTTTGAGAAAAATATTTACAATACCCACCTTAGAGTTTCTAGATCCCATAAAAATAAACCTTGGCGCCCACGAGAAAACTTTGACAAGATATCTCCAGTGGAGGAGGAATTGCTTAAAAAGATAAGCAATATTTTATCTTCTAAAAACATTCAAGCAGATCTTTACTTCAAAGCTCCTTATGATTTGTGGAAAGATAAAGATTATTATCCGCTAGAATACTTTGGGAAATTTAAAGCCGTAAAAGCGTATAATCTATGGATAGAGAAACTATTTATAGAAGAGCCTGATAATGAAGTTGTTGTAAATATGGTTAAAGAGGGCTTTCTTTTTATCTTTAAAAGGTGTAAAGAGAATAATCTCAAATCAATAGAAAGTTACTTCAAGCTTCAATCATATTATCCTGAGTTTCTAATTGCTCTAAGTGAGAAACAAATCAACTATTATAATATTTTACCTATAAATAACTATGATACTCTTCTTAAGCAATACCCGAAAGAAGATATTGACTTTATCGTCTCAGGTTTCTATAATAACATTAACACCTTGAGAACAAGGTATTATAGAACTGAGAAGTTAAAAAAACTAAACGAAAAAATAATAACTAAACTAAACAAAATATTAAATTATGGCAGCATATAATCAAGAAATGTTCGCTAAAATTAGCGAAGCGATGAAAAGCAATAATTCACAGCAATCGAATATTGGAAACATTCTTCGATTGAAAGCAGGTAATACATATACGGTACGTTTGCTACCTAATGTCAAAGCTCCTAATAAGACTCTGTTTCATTACTACTCTCATGGATGGAATAGTCTATCTACTGGTCAGTATGTTAGTGCTATTAGTCCTAGTACGTGGGGTGAACGAGATCCTATTGACGAAGCTAAGTTTCGTCTTGCTAAGCATGGTTCTGAGCAGGAAAAGGATGATTCAAAGATGTTGACTCGTCGTGAAAACTGGTTGATGAATGTTTACGTGGTAGGAGATCCTACTGATGGAGAAAATAATGGTAAGGTAAAGATCCTTCGCTTTGGTAAGCAGCTTCATAAGATTATTATGAGTGCTATTGAAGGAGAAGATGCAGATGAGTTTGGTTCACGCGTGTTCGACCTATCAGAAAACGGTTGTAGTTTGAAGATTAAGGTTGAAGAGCAAGGTGGTTATTCAACCTATGTGAGTTCTCGTTTTGCATCTCCATCAAAGATTCCAGGTCTAGTTGATGATGATTCCATGAATGAAGTTTACAATAATGTTTATGATCTCGAGTCTGTCTTTTCAGTTAAGAGTTATGAAGAACTGAAAGATATGCTTAATGAGCATTTTTATTGTAACGACCCTGGAGACTCTGAAGCAGATAATCAAGATGATGCTCCTGAGGTTCCTACGAAAGCGGTTTCAAAATCTTCAGTAGATGAAGATGATGATCTTAATTATGATATTGGACCCAACGACGGTGATGATAAAGT